TATTAAATCTTAACGCAATCTAATTTTATCCGTAAGGAGTACGTAAATGTCAAGTATTGATGAAAAATTCAAAAAGGTGATCGCAGAATCCGCGTCTCCTGAAGAAGTAAAAGAAGATGCTGCAACTGGCGATACCGCTATTAAGAAAGGTGCAGTTCCTCCACAACCTTCTCCACTGTCAAACAGTGCAGTAGAGGTTGGTGGTTCTACTAAAGAAAAACCAGAAGGTCCTGATAACGTAGGTAAAAAAGCTGCTGCCCCAGTGGGTACAACAGGAGATTCTACAATCAAGACAAAACCAAGTGGTGCGTCATCCAGTATGCCTGGTGCACTAAGTGGTCAAATTTTTGATGATGTAGAAAAGGAAGGAAACACACTTTCCGAAGATGAAGTCAAGGAAGACATCGCAGCTATTCTAAGCGGTGCTGACTTAGACGAAGAATTCCAGAAGAAAGCAACAACAGTCTTTGAGGCTGCAGTATCTGCAAAGGTATCAAAGGAAGTTGCTAAACTAAAGGAAACTGCAGAAAGCAGGATTAGCGAACAACTTGAGAGTATCAAGGAAGAGTTCTCTGGTCGTATAGAGAATTTCCTCTCATATGCTTGTGAAGAGTGGATGACTGAGAATGAGCTTGCTATTGAAGCAGGACTTAAATCTGAAGTCACCGAAGCATTTATGGGTGGATTAAAGAAATTGTTCATTGAAAGCAACATCAATGTCCCAACTGAGAGTTTGGATATTGTCGCTGATATGAGCGAGAAATTAGATGACATGGAGACCCGACTTAATGAACAGGTCGAGAAGAACATTGCATTACATGAAGCCGTAGGTGGTTATCGTAAAAATGAGATTTTGATTGAAACATCCAGAGGACTTGCAGAAGTTCAGAAGGACAAGTTCACCTCATTGGCTGAAGCAGTGGAATTCAAGAACGAAGAGTCGTATCGTGAGAAGTTGGAGCAAATCAAGGAGTCTTACTTCGGTGCTAAGAAACCAGAAGTAAAGGAAGAGATTTCAGATGAGCAACCAGCTACACCAAGTAAAGTCGTAAACGAGAGCATGAACTCTTATGTTCAGCAACTCGCTAGAAGACTGTAACTTACACTGTAAACCCAAACAAAAAACACGGAGTTTAATCTAGCATGTTTAATGCAGAAAATCTTCAAGAGAAGTGGGCACCAGTACTTAACCATGATGGTCTTAATGAAATTAAAGATCCTTATAGAAAGTCGGTAACCGCTATACTTTTGGAAAACCAAGAGCGTGCACTAGCTGAAGAGCGTGCAGTTCTAACAGAAGCACCAACAAACGTTGGTCCTATTAACACCCCTACTACAGGTAGTGGTGCTGTTGCAGGTTTTGATCCAATCCTTATTAGTTTGATTCGTCGTGCTATGCCTAAGCTTATTGCTTATGACATCGCAGGTGTTCAACCTATGACAGGTCCTACTGGATTGATCTTTGCAATGAGATCCAGATACACAAACCAGACTGGAAACGAAGCATTCTTTGGTGAGCCAGATGCACAATTCTCAGGAACTGACGGAGCAACACCTCCAACAGCAACTACAGAGAAGAACCCTGCTCTTATCAACGATGCAACTGGTGGCGGTACAACTGCTACAAACTATGACCTAGCATCTTCTAAGTTCAGCACATCTGAGCAAGAAGCACTAGGAGATGCAGCAGGAACTGCATTCATGGAAATGGCATTCAGCATCGACAAGATCGCTGTTGAAGCTAAAGGTAGAGCACTAAGAGCAGACTACTCAGTTGAACTTGCTCAAGACTTGAAAGCAATCCACGGATTAGATGCCGAGTCTGAGTTAGCAAACATTCTCTCAACAGAGATACTTGCTGAAATCAACAGAGAAGTTGTTAGAACTGTATACAGAGGTGCAAAACCTGGTGCACAGGCTAACGTTGCTAACGCGGGTGTATTCGACCTTGACGTTGACTCAAATGGTAGATGGTCAGTTGAAAAATTCAAAGGACTATTATTCCAGATTGAAAGAGACGCCAACGCAATCGCACAGGAAACTCGTAGAGGGAAGGGTAACATCATCATCACATCTGCTGATGTAGCTTCTGCTCTTGCTATGAGTGGTGTTCTTGACTACGACTCAGGAATTTCTGGTGCTGTTGGTGGTATCGGAGAGATCGACGACACAGGAAACACATTCGTTGGAACACTCAACGGACGTTTCAAAGTCTACATTGACCCATATTCAGCAAACGTATCTGATTCTCAGTACTATGTTGTAGGTTACAAAGGTTCTAATGCATATGATGCAGGACTATTCTATTGTCCTTATGTGCCCCTACAAATGTACAGAGCGATTGGTCAGGATACATTCCAACCACGTATCGGGTTTAAGACTCGTTATGGAATGGTTCTTAACCCATTTGCTAAGGGACTTGCTGCTCTATCTGATTCAGATCCACAGGCAGCTGGAAACTTGAACTCTAACGCTTACTACAGAAGAGTAAGAGTTGCAAACCTAATGTAATCTCATTTACATATTTTTCTAAGAGGGTGCTTGACACCCTCTTTTTTTATGCTATAATATATTTGTTGGACGCAACATGGGTGTGACTGAACAAACTTACTGGCAACCGCTAGTTAAGGTGATGAGACACAGGTGGTGCTGCTGCAGCGATGCAGAACCGACTCAACCAGTCGGGTCTCAGGCAATAACGTTTTTACTTCTGTAGTAATGCCCGTTATTTGTTGGTACACAGGACTCCAACCACCCTCTTTCTTTTAAACCTCGTGATGCTATCTTTCGCCTCTCCGAGGTTTTTTCATGTTAAGGTCTCCTAACAATAAATAATGTTACAGGAGGTTAAGACAATGAAAGTAGAATTTACATGGGACGAATATGAAGTTCCAGAATACGATCCAGAGAAACATAATCCAGAGAGGGTCTTTGCCTTTCTGTGTTACCGTGGTGTTCATTATGCAAAGTGGGTAGTTCTAGATCCTTTCAAGATTAAATCGTGGAGAGTGAATTGGGACTAGGCATTTCTTTTTGTTAAGTAAATGATTGACTAGGTATATTTTTTTTAGTAAATAATTATATACAGTTAAGGAGGGAAGGTCATGAACCTAAATTCCTTTATTATCACGATTCGGGGAGGGTAAAACCTCCCCTTTTTTATGCGTCTAAATATAAACAGATATAATCTTTTATCATGACACCGATAAAATGGTTTGCTGCTACAATAGGAGTAGTAATAGGTGTATCACATATTGGTATGATTGGCATGGTTGCCAACAGAAAGGACAGTAAGTTACCTGACCTAGACATACCTGTAGGTCCTTATACTTCATACGTAGTGCAAGCAGACAAAGAGGGATACAAGATCAGTTATACTGCAAACGATCCCAAGACAGCGTATATAACTAAGGACATCAAAGAGAAGGGTGGTTTCTTAGGACTTGCAAATGAAACTACTAAGGTAGTAGAAGAATACTTTATGGATGGTCAGATCAACCAAGGTGGTGCAGTATCTAATCAAAGATCATGGATTGCACCCCTTGATGAGTTTGTCAAGGATAACCCAGAACTGTCACAGAAAGACCTTGCTTGTATCAAGGCAGTCGGAAGTGCAGAAGGAACTGGGAGACTGGTTGGGACTAGCGTAGGTGCTGCTGCTGCTCCTGCTGTGTCATCTATTCCTTTTGTGGGTTGGGTTGCAGCTGGTTGGATAGCAATGTTCGGTGGAGAACAAGGTTCTAACATAGGTGGCGACATGGCTGAGAACTTAAACAAAAACTGCTAATGGCATACGACGGAACATTATTTTCTCCTAAAAATAAAAACTTTCTCTCTCCTGTAGGGTTTAAGTTTATTATTGGTAGGACACCTAATGTAGATTATTTTTGTCAGTCTGCGTCAATACCGCAAGTTGAGATTGGTGTAAGAGAAATTTCTACACCAGTCAAAGACTATACTGTGCCAGGTGATAAAATGTCTTTTGGTGATTTGAATCTAAGGTTCTTAGTCAATGAAGATATGGACAACTACTTTGAAATATACAAGTGGTTGAAAGGTCTTACTAATCCTGCAAACACAGGAGATCTTCAAAAATATATCAATACTGTAGATGAAAAAGGTAGGGATTCTGACTTTACAAAAACCATGTCAGATGCTAGACTATTAGTATTGAACAGCAATTACCAAAGTATTGCTACAATTAATTTCTTTAATATATTTCCTACGAGTTTAACCACTCTAGAGTTTGATGCATCAGCAACGGACATCAATTATTTTACAGCAGAAGTTAATTTTAAATATACTATTTACGAGATCACAGATAAGAATCAAGATAAAGTATGAATCTAGAAACCTTGAATGATATGTGGGAGAAAGATTCTCCTTTAGATGATGAAAAACTAGACCACGACTCGTTATCCATACCAAAATTACATGCTAAATATTTAAGACTTTACAATAACTTTACTACCCTTCGGGATCAGGCAGAGTTAGATGTAAAGCGTACTTACCGTGACAGGTGGGAATACTATACAGGCAAATCGGAATCTCCTTTTCCGCTGAAACTGATCAAGACAGATGTTCCAATATATCTGGAAGCTGATCAAGAATATCAAAAAAGTGTCCTTAAGGCAAAGTATTTAAACCAGATGGTCGATGCAATCAAGACCATTCTCTCGGCAATCAACAACCGTTCTTTTCATATAAAGAATGCGGTTGAGTTCGCCAAGTTCCTTAAAGGATATGAAATCTAATGTATTCATTCAGAAAAAGAATGAAGTTTATTTGACAGTTGAATGCGAACCTCATGTAGGACATGAGTTAGCAGACCAGTTTACTTTTGAGGTACCTGCAGCGAAGTTCATGTCAGCGTACAAAAAGAGGTATTGGGATGGGAAAATCAAACTCTTCAGCCCTGCTACAGGTGAGATATATGTTGGTCTTCTACCTTACATTATTGCGTTTTGCGAAGAGAAAGGATACGAGGTTATCCATAGAGACAATGAATACTATGGTCTTCCATCAGAGATGGATGAATTCGTTACCCCTGAAGGAATAGGAGATTACATAAAGACTCTCAGACTACCGCACAAGGTCAGAGACTACCAGTACAAGGGAATATACGAAGCACTCAGGCACAAAAGAAAACTACTACTGTCTCCCACTGGTTCTGGTAAGTCCTTAATGATCTATGCACTAACAAGATTCTGGACACTTAAAAAATTAAAAACACTCATAGTAGTTCCTACTACATCTCTGGTAGAGCAGATGTATCAAGACTTCATAGACTATGGATGGGATTCAAAAAGTTATTGCCATAGAGTCCGTGGTGGAATAGAACCATCTACTGACAAAGATGTGACAATAACCACATGGCAGTCAGTATACAAACTACCAAGACAATACTTTTCAGACTTCGGTGCTATCATAGGTGATGAAGCACATCTATTCAAAGCAAAGTCTTTGACTAGTATTATGAATAAACTCTATGACTGTAAATACCGCGTTGGTTTTACAGGAACTTTAGATGGCACAGAAACAAATCGCTTAGTGCTCGAAGGTGTATTTGGTAGTGTTAACAAGATTACTAAAACAGAAACATTAATTAAACAAGGACATCTATCAGAGTTTCAGATCAAAGTATTGATACTAAAACATAAGAAGAAACCCTTTGACACTTATCAAGAGGAAATGGATTATCTTGTTGAGCATGAGCAAAGAAATAAGTTTATACGTAACCTAGTTTGTGACCTATCTGGTAATACACTCGTCCTGTTCAACTACGTTGAACGGCATGGCATGCCCCTTTTTGAATTGATAAATAACAAGGTAGGGGATAACCGTAAAGTCTTTCTCGTACATGGTGGTATAGATACTGAAGACCGTGAACTGGCAAGACAAATCGCAGAGACTACAAATGATTCAATAATCGTGGCATCTTATGGGACTTTCAGCACTGGTATTAATATTAGGAATTTACATAATGTTGTCTTTGCATCGCCTAGTAAAAGCAAGATAAGAAACCTTCAGAGCATTGGTAGAGTTCTAAGGAAGGGCGACCACAAGACCAAAGCAACTCTCTATGACATTGCAGATGATATGTCTAAGGGTCGCAAAAACAATTACACACTCAATCATCTAGTTGAAAGAATCAAAATATACAATGAAGAAAACTTTGATTATGAATTCATTGATGTCCCAATCAAGGAGAGTCATGGATAAAACAGAATTTCTAGCAGCAATCAAATTGGTATCAGGAGAGGAACTACTTTCTATGGTGACATCCGTGCATGATGAGAACGGAGACTATTTAATTGTAGAGAACCCAATAGAAGTAGAAGAAGTATTATTACCCAACAAACAGGCGGGAGCAAAAGTCCAACCATGGATGAAGTTTTCTAGAGAAGAACAGTTTGTTATTCCTAAAGAACATATCATTACAATAGTAGAAGTCACCGAAGAGGTGGCGATATTCTACCACATGTCTTTGAGAAAACTTAATAGTGATTTTATAACTGACGCAAAGGGTAAAATATCTACTGTAGATGAAGCTCGTATTAAACTTGATAAGATATTTAAAGAAGGTACTTAATTGCCCCTTAATCGCTAACACTCATAGTGTAATGCTTTTATCACACCTTGTCAAGCCCCCTATTGACACAGGGGTTTTTTTGTTATAAAATACATACATAACGGTCAAAATAAATGAAACGTAAAAGAGTTGTATCGGAGCATTATGTAAACAATAAAGAAT